AAAGTTTTATCAATAGGTGATTTAGCTTATGAAGATAAAGATAAATTTCCAAATGGTAAATGGTGTGACGTAGGAGATTACGTTTGTTATGGAAGACATGTAGGTCAAAAACTATATTATAAAGGTATACGATTATTATTATTATTTGATGACCAAGTAATGATGAAAGTTGATGACCCTACTAATTTAGATATGACTTATAACTTATCAAAATAAGAAGGAGAGTAATATGAAACTTACAAAAAACATTATAAAGTTTTCCAACTTTTTAATTAAAATACCAAAAGCTATGAAAGGTGTTTGGGATTCTTCTGAGAATCGTTGGGGATATAAAAAGATTAACAATGACTAAATTATGTGCAAGGGGGAAAAATGCTGCAAAAGCTAAATTTAAAGTTTATCCTAGTGCGTATGCAAATGCGTATGCTTCTAAAATCTGTGCTGGAAAAATTAAAGACCCTAGTGGTAAAAAGCGAAAAGATTGGAAGGGCAGTGCAAAGAGTATGGCAAAAGGTAAAAGAGTGGGTAAGCCACAAGGTAAAATTGCTAAAGGTTGTGGTGCTGTTATGGAGAATAGACGAAAGCGAACTAAAATTACTTAGTGATAAATATAAAAAAGAAGAAGGCAAAAGACCAGAAAAAATATAAATATGGTAGAGTACAGAACTATTTTTATATCTGATGTACATTTAGGAACTGCAGGTTGTAAAGATAAGTACCTTTTAGATTTTTTAAAAAATAATAGTTCAGATAATTTATATTTAGTTGGAGACATACTTGACTTTTGGAAACTTAAATCAAGTTGGTGTTGGACAAAAGGTCATAATGAAGTATTAAGAAGAATATTAAAAATTTCTAAAAAGACTAATGTTGTCTATGTTCCAGGGAATCATGATGAAATAATTAGAGAGTTTATTCCTATTAACTTTGGTGATATACAAATAGTAAGAGATGCTTCTTATACAAGTTTAAATGGTAAAAAACATTTAGTTTTTCATGGAGATGATTTTGATTTTATTGTTAGAAAATATAAATGGATAGCAATAGTTGGAAGTTTTTTATATGAGTTTCTTTTAAAACTAAATACAATTAATGCTTGGGTTAGAAGACAGTTTAATTTACCATATTGGTCTTTATCTAAATATTTAAAACATAAAGCAAAACAAGCAGTAAATTTTATACATAGTTTTGAAAAAGCTGCAGTAAAACATGCTAGAGAAAAAGGTTATGAAGGTTTAATTTGTGGACATATACATAGAGCAACGGCTACAAAAATTGAAGGTATAGATTATTATAATTGTGGAGACTGGGTTGAAAGTTGTACAGCGATTGTTGAAACAAAAAAAGGTGAATTTAAAATAATAGAATGGATTAAAAATTGAGTGTTAAATATTCTAGGAGTTAAGAATGAAAAAGAAAAAAGGTGGTGGACTTAAAAAATGGTTTAAAGAAGACTGGGTAGATATATCTACTGGTAAAAAATGTGGACGTAAATCAGCTAAATCATCAAAAAGAAAATATCCTGTATGTAGACCAAAGGCAGTTGCAAATAAAATGACTGTAGGGCAAAAGTCTGCAGCAGTAAAAAGAAAAAGGGCAAAGACTAATGTAGGACCTAAACCAACTTCTATTAGGTACCCTATTAGTGCAAGTGGACGAAAACAAAAAGTAAAAACAAAAAGGGGATAGATTATGATTGACCCATTTACAGCTTTTGCAGCTTTGAAGGGAGCTACAGAAGTTATATCACAGGGTATTAAAACAGGTAGAGATTTAGTAAACATGTCAGGTGCTGTAAATAAATGGGCAAAGGCAGAAGCTAATCTACAAGTTATTGCCAGTGAAAAACCAAAAGGTTTAGGAAAACTATTTGGTAAATTAACTGGTGCTGAACAAAATGCAATTGATGCACATTTTAGAAAAGAAGAAGCTAATAGATTAAGAGATGAAATGAGAAGTATGTTTTTATTATATGGGTCTGCTGGTCAATGGGAGAGATTACAACAAGAGATAGCTGTTGAAAGAAAAAGACAATCTGATATATTAAAAGAACAGATTAGAAAACAAAAGTTTAGAAGAAATTTAATTATAGGTTTAATAGCAACAATATTAGGATTGGGTATTATTGTTATTGAGATATATCTAATAACCAATCATATATAAGGAGCAAAAATGAAAAAATCTAAAATGGGTTATGCTGGTGGCAAAAAAGTTAAGATGGGTTATGCTGGTGGCAAAAAAGTTAAGATGATGAAAGCTGGTGGTAAAGTTCCACTGATACATGGACCAAAATAAATATGCCTCATCTTATATCCAATATACCTTTTTTTAGGTGTTGGGTAAGGAAGGAGTTTACTCATAATCATCAGGCTTATCATGGGGAATATCTACATGCATTAGCTATCGCAGTTAATTGTATGCCTGATAGATGTCTAAGTTTTCAAGTTGTATTTACAGGCTGTGAAGCTGAAGAACAAAATTTACATGGTGGTGCTATGTGGGCACGTATGCCAATAACAGGTTTGATAGGTGATGTACCATTAGATGAATGGACTCCACCTATTGAAACACATTTTGCTCAACCTTGGGATTGTCCTAGTCATAATCATAGTATTATAGTTATGGATAGAGTTAGTTCAAGTCCTTGGATGTGTAAAGTAAATGGTGAATTTTATACTGGTAAATATTATTTTACAGTTGATTTCACTGATAGTGCAGTAGCAGATGACCCTGCACAACATAAACAATCACATGTTTTACATTTAACATCTGGTCCATATAAAGGTGCAATGGTAGCTTTACCTAATAATAGAGTTAGAGTTACAAGTCCTGCAATGTGGTCAGCAGGTGAAGGTGCTCCAGATTTTACACCTTCTCAATATAAACATACTGCTGAATCTCATGATGACTATATGGATGTAAATAAAACATTTGATAACTTATATAATAATAAATAATTTAGTGGCTTGTATGCTGTACTATATTGTAGTATTATTATAATATTAAACTTTGCGTAATCGTTTGGTTCGCATCAACGGAGATAAAAATGGAAGTAGAGAAAAAGGAAGAATGGAGTGAAATTGACACTTCAAAGCCTGAATCTAAAGAAGAAGATAAAGTAGACTTTGAGGTTGAAAAAACTTCTGAAGATAAAGAAGAAAAAGTTGAAGCTGTAGTTGAAGAAAAACCTGTAGCTGAAACTAAAACTGAAACAAAGAAAGAAGATAATCAACCAGAGGAACAACCTGATGAAGCTAAAGACATAGAGTCTGAAAGAGCACAAAAAAGAATACGTCAGTTAGTTCGTCAAAGAAAAGAAAAGGAAGAAGAAGTTGCCAGACTTTTAGCTGATAAACAAGAACTAGAAAAAAGACTTACAACAAATCAAAGTAATCAATTTGATTTAACTAAGACAAGTCTTGAATCTCAAGAAAAAGGTTTAGAGAATCAACTTAATCTTGCTAAACAAAATTACTTAGATGCTTTTGAAAAAGATGACAAGAGTCAATTATTAAAAGCACAAGAAGCTTTAAATGAAGCACAGATTAATTTAAATAGTGTAAAAACAAATAAGGTTAATTTTGATAAAGATTACGAGAATTACCAGAACACAGTTAAACAACAGCCTGTTCAACAATCTCAACCTCAACAACCCCAATACGACCCTAAAGCAGTCGCATGGGCAGAAAAGAATGAGTGGTTTGGTCAAGACAAAATGATGACTGCTGCAGCACTAGCTTTAGATGCTCAGTTAAAAGAAGAAGGTTTTGACCCAGCAGATGATGACTTCTATGGAGAAGTTGATACTAGACTTAAAAAAACATTTCCAACTAAGTTTGAAACATCTGAACAGGAAACTCAACAAGTTCGTCAGAAGGCTACGTCAAGTCCTTCCCAAGTGGTAGCAGGAACATCTCGCACTCCTGCTTCTAAAAAAATCAAACTATCTCAAGAAGATGTTAGATTAGCTAATAAATGGAATATACCACTAGACAAGTATGCGAAAGAAAAGTCTAAGATAGAGACTGGAGAAGAGTATACAACAATAACAACACAAATGCGTAGGAGTTAAAAATGGCTATTAATAAAATAAAACGTAATGAAGAAACTAGACAAGCAACATCAAAAGAAGAAAAGTATTCATTTGAAGATACTGGTCTATTAGATATACCTCAATCTGTAACTGATAAATTTGCAAGTCAAGGTATGTCTCTAAGATGGATTAGAATAGATTTAAATGGAGAAGAAGATTATAAAAATGTTGGTAGGAGACAACGTGAAGGTTGGACATTTGTCACACCTGATGAAGTCCCTGAACTAGGTTCTACAACTGCTATCAAAGAAGGTGGCAGATATAATGGGGTCGTTTCCAGTGGTGATGTGGCATTAGCTAAAATGCCTACAGACAAAGTAATAGCTAGGCAAGAGCATTATAGAGATAAGCACCAACAACAAGAAGATTCATTAGATTCTACTTTACGTGCTCAATCTGATTCTCGTATGCCAATAACTAACTCAAGTAAATCAACAGTTACAAAAGGTCGTGAACCTCGTTTTCAACGATAGTTTGTAATATATATTAATAATACTTATGAAGGAGATAACAAATGAGTGCAAGTAAAGCATTATTTGGAATGGTCCCTTTAAGAAAAGTTGGTTCAGATACTAATTCTACTGGTCAATCTCAGTACGCAATTGCTAATGGATTAGCTTCTAATATCTTTCATGGAGACCTCGTAACGATTTCTGCTGGTAATATTACACCAGTAGCAACGACTACTGACTATGCTATAGGTGTTTTTATGGGATGTGAATATACAGACCCTACTACAAAACAACCTACGTTTAGTCGTTACTTTCCTGCAAATACTTCAAGTGCTATTGGCAACCCAGTAGGATTTGTTTCTGATGACCCTTATGGTTCTTTTATGATTCAAGCAGATGCATCAGTTACTGCAGGTGATATTAACTCGCAAAACTTTGCTGTGACTTTAGGTAGTGGTAGCACGATTACTGGTAATTCAGGTTTTGGTATTAAAGCTGCAAGTAGAGCAACTGCAACAAAAGCTGTAAGACCAATAGCAATGATAGATGAACCAGGCAATGCCTTAACAGGTGCTGATGGTGCATTCCCTAAACTTGAAGTCAAAATCGTCCAACACTGGATGAAACGTCAGGCAACAGCATAACATAGAAGGAGAAATAATATGGCTATAAATAGAGCAAGTATTGCTAAACAACTTCTTCCAGGACTTAATGCTGTATTTGGTGTTGAGTATGGTGATGTCAATGACGAACATACACCCCTATTTGAAACTGAAAACTCAGATAGGTCTTTTGAAGAAGAAGTGTTATTCACAGGGTTCGGCACAGCTCCAGTAAAATCTGAAGGTGCTGCTGTTTCTTTTGATGACGCACAAGAATCGTTCACAGCTAGATATAACCACGAAACAGTGGCTTTAGCTTTTTCAATTACTGAAGAAGCAATGGAAGATAATCTATATGATACTTTCGCTAAAGTTCGTTCTCGTGCACTAGCAAGAGCAATGGCTAACACTAAACAAGTAAAAGCTGCAACAATCTTTAACCAAGGTTTTGTTGCTGGTGACACTGCAATTGGAGATGGTCAAGCATTCTTCTCTGCGTCTCACCCAGTTGTTGGTGGTGGTACACAGAGTAACCTACTAGCTGCAGCAGATTTAGCTGAAGCAGCTTTGGAAACTGCATTAATAACAATTGATGGAACTAAAGATGACAGAGGTATCTTAATTGGTGCCCAAGCTCAATCTTTACACATTCCGTCTGACCTTAAATTTACTGCTGATAGGCTTCTAGCTTCTCCAGGTAAAGTTGGGTCTGCACACAATGACATTAATGCAATCAGAAATATGGGAGTAATTCCTGGTGGATATTTTGTAAACAGAAGATTTACAAATTCCAACGATTACTTCATTAAAACTGACGTGCCTAATGGTACTAAGATGTTTGTTAGAGTTCCTCTACAAACTAAAATGGAACCAGATTTTGATACTGGTAACGTCAGATTTAAAGCAAGAGAAAGATACTCTTTTGGTGTTTCTGACTGGAGAGGTTTCTATGGTTCAGCAGGAGCATAGATAAACTTTTATAAGGGGTCTCTCATGAGACCCTTTATATTTTATATAGGAAATAAAAATGACAAATTTAACAGCAATAGAATATTCAGCAATTACAACAGCAGCAGCAACGTCTACTGTTCGTTCTTTTGGTACAAGAATAAGAGGTTTTAATGTTGCTAATATTAAAGATGTAGTAGGTGCTTTTGAAATTAAAAATGGTACTACTTCAAGAATTAGAATTGTATTACCTGCAAATGGTACACTTGATACTTATTTAGCAGATGAAGGTATTAGATGTGAAGATGATGTTACAGTAAGTGTAACTCCAAGTGTCTATGCTACAATTTATATTGGATAGATGGAATGGCTAGAAAAGCTAGGAAAAAATCTAAAGGAATGGGAATTAAGACTAGTGTTAAGTCAGGTAATTTCTTAGCAACTAGTAAAGGTGCAGGTATGACAAAGAAGGGTGTTGCTGCTTATCGTAGAGCAAACCCAGGTTCTAAATTAAAGACTGCAGTAACTGAATCAAAACCTACAGGGAAAAGAGCAAAGAGAAGAAAATCATTTTGTGCACGTTCAGCAGGACAAGCTAAGATGCATAACATAAGCTGTAAGAAAACTCCAAAGAAAAGAATTTGTGCAGCTCGTAGAAGATGGAAATGTTAGATGGCAAATTATACAACTTTAACAACAGAGATAGTAAACACAACTGAGAATAATGCTCAAGAGTTCTTAGACCAAATACCTAACATTGTTAATAGAGCAGAGGAAAGATTAACAGATGAATTAGATGATTATGGTTTAGTAACTTATACATCAGTAGCAGTATCACAAGGTAATAATATTGTTACTCTACCAACTGGTACAAGAATAGTAAAGAATTTTAATGTAGATATTAATGGAGCAAAGACAAGTATACTAGTAAAGACTGATGAATATTTAAGAGATTACTGGGATGTATCAGCTTCAACAGGTGAGCCAAAGTATTATGCACATAAAGATAATACAACAATAATGATTGCACCTACACCTTCATCAACAAGTAATGGAGAAGTAGTACATGTAACTAGACCAACAACATTAACGTCAGCTTCACCTGCTAATTATTTTACACAGTTTTGTTATGACGCATTGTTTAATGCCTGTATGGTAGAGTCGTACATCTTTATGAAAAACTTTCAGATTGTACCTATGTTTGAACAACGATACCAAACTTCAATACAGACTGTAAGAAACAGAGCCAGAAGATTTAGACGTGACGATATGACAAGACCTGCAAGTCCTGCAGGAGCAGATAACACAGTAGTAGATGGGAGTAATTAATGGTTATTAGTAGAAGTTCAATACCACAACAGATAAGTAAACCTGGTGTAAAGAATAGAAAAACTAGACGTAATAAAATATCTGCTACAAAAGATATTAAAAAATCTTTATCTAAAGCAAAAGAAAGATTAAAAAAAGATACTGGTAATTTTATGAATAAGTATGGTAAAGATATTGCAGAGATAGCAGTTTATGCTACACCAGCAACAGGATTTGCTTATGAAGTTTTAAAACCTAAGACAGCAGGTACAGCAACTTTATTTACTAATAAAGAATTAAAAGAAATAAAAAACAAAGAAAAAGAAAACGAAAAATCTATAAAAAAATATATGGGTGGTTCATTAAACAAAGGGAGAAAATAATGATAAAAGGAATTGCAAACTTAACTTTAAAACAAATCAGAAAAAAAATTAAAGATAAAAAAAGAGTTGAACGTAAAGAAAAAGCTATACGTAAAGCAAAAAGAAAACCTAGTAAAAGAGAACAGTATTATGAAAGTTTAGATGCAAGAACTAAAGCTGCAGAACAAAGAGTTGAAGGTCAAGGTGGTTCTATAGATTTTAAAGAAGGTGGTAGATTAAATGATGGTAATGCATTTATTAATAGTCTATATAAGGATAAAATGTAATGGTAAAAGAAGTAATTAAAAAAACAATTGGAAAAAAATTTACACAATTAACTCCAGAACAAAAAAAAGAAATAGTTAATCAAGTTAAAAAGATTCCTGAGTTTGCAAAGAAAACTACAAAAGAAATAAAAAAAATACTTAATAAAGTTTTTACAAAATTACCTACAAGAAAATATAAACCACCAAAGGGAAGAAAAGAACTTTTTGATGTAGGTGATTTACAAGATAAAAGCACAATGGTAGGTAGAAATGCACCTAAGCAACAAATGACTAAAGTTAAAGCTAAACCAATGGGTGAAGATAAAATTGAAGGAATGGAATCTACTCAAAAAATAATAACATCTGATGATTTATATACTGATAAAGCAACAGGTAAAATAAAAGAAAATTTAAAAACAGGTTCTAAAGAAGTAAGGAATCCTGAAACACCTGTATTTGATAGAGGAAAAAGTAGAAATCCTTTTGGTATGAATAAGGGTGGAAGAGTTCGTAGCTATCGTGGTTATGGAAAAGCCAGACGTGGTTAATCAATATTGAAAGGAGTAACAGATGGCAGATAAAATAAATGAAAATATAAAAAAGGCAGCAGAAAAATTTGAAAAAGAAGGACCTTCAGGACCTAAAGCTAAACAACCTGTTCCTTACTCAGCTAAAGAAAAAACAATTATTAAAAAATTACAAGAACAAGCCTTAAAGAAATTACCTGGTCCATTAGGTAAAATAGTAGGAATGACTGTTAATCAAATTGCTGATAAATATACAGGTAGAACAATGTTCAGACTATTTGGTGAACTTCAAAATAAGAAAAAAATATTTGGAGATAAATTTGAAGAAGTAAAAAAGAAATTAGCTAAAGCTAAAAAATTAAGAACACGACAAATAGAAATGGGAGAAGTTTCTGATAGACTTTCAGAAAATTTACCAAAAGCTAGTTTAAGAAAATCTGGTGGTAAGATTAAAAAAATGCAATCTGGTGGTAGAGTTGGTGCACCTAGAGGTACTGGAGCTGCTTTACGAGGTTTTGGAAAAGGATATAAATAATGGTAAAAGGTGTTGGAAAAGTAATATTAAAAAAATTTAAAGGCACTGAAGATTCTAAAGGTAAACTAGGTTCTATGTTTTCATCAGACATGATGAAACTTGCTGAAGAAACTAAAACTATTATAAATAAACTTAAAAAAGGTTTTAAACTTACAGATAAACAAAAAAAAGATATGGAAAGAGGGATTGAACTTCATGAACAAAAAGCTAAACAAATTATTAAAGAAGTTGAAGCTCCTGGTTCTACAACAAAAGTAAGTAATCTTAATAAATTAAAAGAGATATCTAAAGATGGTAGAAAAGCATATAAAAAAAAATCTGGTGGTAAGTTAAGAGGTATGGGTAAAGCACTACGTGGTGGTGGTAAAGTAATGAGAGGTTAAATAAATGGCAACTAATAATACGTCAGGCACTTATGACTTTAATTTAGAAATAGGTGATGTTATACAGGAAGCTACTGAGATGATTGGTGGTGAAGTAACTCTTGGTGAAGAACCTAGAAGTGCTAGACGTTCAATTAATCTTATATTAAATGACTGGCAGAATAGAGGTGTTTGTTTATGGACAACAAATACAACTATTGTAAGTATTGCTGCAAGTGTATCACAAGTAAGTTTAGGTAGTCATGTAAGTGACGTTATGCAAGTTGTAATTAATAGAGATAATACAGATTTAAATTTAACTCGTATATCGTATGAAGAATATTTAAAAGTTCCTAATAAAGGACAAACAGGTAGACCTTCACAGTACGCAGTTAAAAGATTTGGTGATAATGTACAATTACATCTATGGTCATTATCAAATGTTAATACTGATAAACTAAAGATTGAAAAGATTGATTATATGCAGGACGTAAATAAATCTGCAATACAAAATGCAGATATGCCTAGAAGATTTTTACCTGCATTAACAACTGGTTTAGCATATTACATGTCATTAAAAAGACCAGGGATAACTGAAACAAGGGCAAAGTTTTTAAAAGCTGAGTACGAAGAAAGACTTAGTTTTGCAATGACTGAAGATAAAGAACGTGCATCACTTTACATTACACCTAAGATGGGTGTAATATAATGGCAGTAGGAAAAAGAGCCAAAGCAGTATGTGACGTATGTGGATTTGTATATCCTCATAATGTTATGAAGTTAAACTCTTATGGCTTATTAGTTTGCCCTACTGATTTTGATGGTGCTTATGATGAAAAGAATCATCCACAAAATAGAGCACCAGATGTGAAAGATGACGAAACGATTAGAAACCCAAGACCTACACGAAGTGAAGCTTTTACAACTTGGGAAAATCAAAATACTAACTGGGAAGCAACTACCCAAGATTGGAACATAGTGAGTAATTTAGATGCCTGATTTAACTGGACAAGAAATATCAAATTCGTATAAACGATTAATGCAAGTAAAGACTTCAGCTAATGAAGGAATTACAACTACTCTAAGGACTATTCAGTCAGGTGATAATGCAGACTCACCTTTACAACTCAACAACTCTACATTAAATGTTAATGGTACTTTTGCAATAGGTGGTGTAAACCTAACTGCAACTGTTTCATCTTTGAATGCAACTGCAGATATCTCAGGTGGTGAAGGTTATGTAGTTGTATCAGGAACTAATATTTATAAAAGAAGTTTTTCTGCAGGTAATGGTATTACTCTTGCAAATGCAGATGGTGTAGCAAGTAACACAGGTATTGCCTTAACAAGTACAATAAGTAATATTCAAAGTTTTGGTGCTTCAGCAGTTTCAGCTACAACATTAGACGTAGCAAAAACTATTACTTCTTCAATTGTAAGTGCAGTAGATATAAGAGGAACAACAGTAAGTGCAGTAACTTTAAAAGGAGCTAATGCAACAATTGTAAGTACAGTATCAGCAGCCTTTTTTGTAGGTGATGGTTCAGGTTTAACAAATGTTCCTTCTGCTGAAGGTGGTACAACTAAACATGTTAAACCAGGAACAGGTCTTGCAGCAACTGTTAATGGTGCGTCAGCAACAACGATTACAGTTAGTGGTACATTAAATGTTAATCCTAATCAATCTTTTGGTACAGTTTCAGTTTCAACAGGTTTAGTTGTTCCACAAGGAGCAATAACTTTTTCAGTACCAGTGAGTGGTACTTCAGCAGTCTTTACAGGTAATGTATCAGCAGCAAATGTTTATGCAGCAACAAATGTATTTGTAGGTGGTACAGCAGTACCAACAGCAGTAAATGTAGCTGCAGTATCTGCATTAACTTCAGTTAATAAAGCTGATATAGCTACAAATGTGGCAGCAATCACTTCAGCAAATACAGTCATAGCTGCAGTATCTGCATTAACATCTGTAAACAAAGCAGCTATTACATCTATAAATAGTGTTATAGGTGATGGTGGTAATTATGCAACAAGTGCTGAACTAGCTACAGTATCTGCAGCATTAGCTACAAGTATAGGAAATACTAATACTGCACTTGCGACAACTTCAGCAGCACTTGCAACAAGTATAGGTAATAGTAATACCAATATAGCTGCAGTATCAGTTTTAACTTCAGTAAATAAAGCTGACATTGCAACAAACGTAGCAGCTATTACTTCAGCAAACACAGTTATAGCTGCAGTATCAGCACTAACAAAAACAAATTTAGATGCAATTACTTCAGCAAATACAGTAATAGGTGCAGTGTCTGTACTTACAAAAACAAATTTAGATGCTATTACTTCAATCAATACAGTTGTAGCAAATGTTTCATCAACTCTTGCGACTTCCATAGGAAATTCAAATACTAATATTGCTGCAGTATCAGTCTTAGCTTCAGTAAATCTTGCAAGAATAGTTGCAACTTCAGCAGCATTAGCTACAAGTATTGGAACAAGATTACCACTAGCAGGTGGTGCATTAACTGGAATACTTTCAGCAACTGATGTTATATGTAGTGGAGTAGGTGTAGATGTAGATGCTCTATTAGGTAAAGATGTAAGAATTGCAAAAGCTGCAGTAGCTGACATTGTAAGTTTAAGTGATGGTGCAAATATATCAGTTGACTTTAATGCAGGTCAAAACTTTGCAGTACAATTAGCAGGTAATAGAACAATAGATAATCCTACAAATTGTGTTCCTGGACAAACAGGAAGTATATTTGTAATACAAGATGGAACTGGTGGTAGAACTTTATCATATGGAACTAACTATAAGTTTCCTGGAGGGACTGCTCCAACATTATCAACAGGTGCTTCAGCATGTGACAGAATTGACTATATTACATTTACGTCAACAAATCTACATGCAGTAGCAACATTAAATGTGAGTACAGCATAATGGCAGTATTTCAAAATAACTTATTAGCAGGAGCAGGTGCACAGTCTAGTGGTGGTACTACATACTCTATAGACCAATCAATTAGGTTTCCAAGAGCAAGTAACACTTCAGGTGGTTATATGGAGAAAACTTATAGTGGTGCTGGAGATAGAACAGCTTACACTTGGAGTTGTTGGTTTAAACTTGGACAAAATAATAATATGATTGCTGGTAGTAATGAGTATTATCAGTTTTTTGGTTGTGAAACATCACAATCAGATTCAAATAGAACAATGATACTTATTAATAATGATTCTTCTGCATCTGGTGAAATGCAATTAAGAATACAAGGTCATAGTACATTTTATTTAATGACAACTAGAAAAGTAAGAGACCCAAGTGCTTGGTATCATTTAGTCGTAGTTTGGGACACAGATAACGCAGTTTCATCAGAGAGAGTAAGAATGTATTTAAATGGTGAAAGACAAACAGATTTTGCTCAAGCAAACTATCCTTCATCAGGTGCAGAGGGTGGTATTAATCAAGCTGCAAAGCATCATATAGGCACAGGATTTAATATTGGTAGTTCTTCTGTTAACTATCTTTGGGATGGTTACATGGCAGAAATAGTTTTTCTTGATGGCACAGCAACAGATTGTAATAGCTTTGGGGAATTCAACAGTTCTGGGATTTGGATTCCTAAAGATGTTAGTGGTCTGACATTTGGTACTAATGGTTTTTATATTGATGGTAGAGATAGTGCAGACCTTGGAGATGATGAATCAGGGCGAGGGAATGACTACACAGTAAGTGGACTTGCAGCACATGACCAAGTTTTTGACACACCTACAAATAATTTTTGTGTATTAAACCCAATAAGCAAACCTTCTTATGATAGTGGACAAACTCATAGAGGTGTAAGTGAAACAAATCTTTCTTCTATATCAAAACCAAGTGGCAACACAAATGGATTTGCATTTGGAACTATGGGAGTAACATCTGGAAAATGGTATTATGAACTTTATACTACAACATATCCAGCAGTAGAAGCATTAGGACTTGGTTGGATAGATGCAGAAAATGCTCAAACTGCTACAAGTAGTGGTAGTGGTTGGAGAGATTTTGGTGTTAATCAACGACATACAACAAGTGCATATTCAAGTTGGGTATGGGGTTCTAATGAAAGTACAAGTACAGGACTAACACCATTTCAAGCAAGTGTTGTTGTTGGAGTTGCTACTGATTTTGACAATAATACATTTACATTAACAACAAATGGAAGTGCTTATGGTTCAGTTGATTTTGATTCTACTTCACCTACTCAAGACCTTACAGATGGAACAATATGGCTACCAAAAAGTGAATTAGCCAATGATGCAGTTGCATTAGTAACTTTTAATTTCGGACAAGATTCTACTTTTAATGGGCAAATAACTGCTGGAGGAAATGCAGATGGTAATGGAGTAGGTAATTTTAAATATAGTGTACCAAGTGGATATCTTGCTTTGTGTACAAAGAATTTAGGGAGTTAATATGGCGGCACCAACAATACCAAATGGCGAAACTCAGTTTATTCCAATTTTGTACGAAGGGAACGGAACTGCACAGAGAGTCGGTAAGTTTGTACCTTTTACAGATAATGGAACAATTGCTAATAGTGTTATATTTAATGATGATGATAATGCTTATTTATCAAGAACGAATGATGCTGGAGATAGAGATACCTTTACTATTTCTGTTTGGGTTAAAAGATGTGCATTAGATGCAGTACAACATATTTTTGATACTTATGATGGTTCATCAAGTAATGATGGATATATAAGATTTAATGCTGATAATACTATATCTACAAGAATTGGTAGTCCATCTAGTCACCTATATACAACACGAAGAGAATTTAATGACACAAGTAAATGGTACCATATAGTTTTATCTGTCAACACAGGTGATAGTACAGCAGCCGATAGAGTTAAATTGTATATTGATGGAGATAGAATTACTTCATTTTCTACACAAACAAATGCTGGTTCTAGTGATGATACACAGTTTAATTATAGTTCAGCAACATTTAGAATTGGTAGTACAACTGGTGGTTCTTATGATTTTGATGGTTACCTT